TTTTCTTTTAATACCTCTAAGAAATCATTGAACATCGTGGACAACTGTTATTACCTCTCCCTCTTTTGCAATAGAGGAAAGTCTTTGCATAATAATATCACGTACTTCTGGATGTGATGATGCAATGTCTCTTAAAATACCTACAAGAACTTCTTGTCTTTTCTCAATTTCTACCATCTCTTCTGCAAGTTCTTTGTTCTCAAGAAGACCAGCTTTTTGAAGCATATCAATACGCTTAGACTCAATATCCATTACAAGTTTAATAGCAGCAGTCTTTGCACTAAGATTATTTGTCATAGATGCTTCATCAATAACTTCGTATGATTTAGAGATTAGTTTGCTATAGTGTGCATCTGCTCCAGCCAGTGCATCCTTTGCACGAGCACGAATAGCAGAATTGTTTGATGCTGACTCTTTCCACTCATCAAGGTGAGCAACCACTCTTACTCTTGCAATTGATAAATCTTTAGCAATTTTGGTTGGGTCGCTACCTTTTAAATACTCAGTAACTACACTATTCATTTCGTCAAGATGATTAATTAAGTCTAGTTCAGCTGACATTATATTTTCCTTCTAATCTATTAATTTCATCTTTGATATAAAAGATTGCTTTCTCAAGATCCTGAATAGTTTTAGATTCATCTTTAAGTCCTGCTCTCCATAGGTACTTAAAGGCGTTGCCAATATTAAAATTACGATGACGTGTTATTTCAATACACTCAACACCAGATGGGTCTGTAGTGTAGTGACGTGGATGGTTGACTTGATCTACCGTAATATTTAAATTATCACTCATAGTCTTCCTCTTCATCATCTTCCCAGTCAAATGCTTCTGGCATACCACGAAGTGCTGTTAGCACATATGTAAGTCCAACAGCACTAGCAACTCCTATTGCTATAAAAATCTTGTATAGTTTATTCATCTTCTTGATTTCCTTAGTCCGAATTTAGCAAGGTAAACATAGATAGTCTCTACGCTTGCCCCACACTCTTTTGCAATGTCTTCTGGAGACTTCTTATCAACAAGAAATCTTTTCTTTAGCCATACTTCTGATGTATATAGTTTACCAGCCATAGTGTTATTTGTCAACCTCAGTATCAATAACATCATAATTATAGGCATTAGAGTCTTCAAGTATCCACTTATCGTAACTTTCAACATCCCACTTATTTGTGTTAATTAATCTATTTATCACTAGGTCTTTCTTGGTGACAAATGACGGCTCTTTAATTCTTACCCTATTATTTGGCTGTACCGCAAAATTTCCGTCATCTCTTTGAATAACATGACCACATTTATGCTGCCCTGGGTTTTCAGAATATCCGTCATCTAATATATTGGTTTCTGGGCTATGCCAATCTAAAGTAAACAGGTACGTTCCAGGAATAGTGTTTTTACTTCTATCAACATAAGACATTCTCATATTGCTCAATGCTTGAAATTTTGTAACAGAAACATGTGGACTAAAAGAATTCCATAAAACGAGATTATGGATTGGTTCTTCTGGAACACCTGGCTTAGCACAAAAAGCATTTATTGGCATACGCCACCAAATACCACCATCTTCCATCATAAAATGGAACAAAGGGCTTCTAGCTTTAATGCTTGACACTCCAAAAATTACACATGGAAAATACTTATCATGACTATCTAATTGATCTCTTAAGAAATTACCACGTACATAGCATTCAATGGGTGGTATGTTTGCATTTAACTCTGGCATTATTTATTATCTCTTTCTGCTGTTTTTAGTTTATCCCAATATCCATGTGGATGCCCTTGATAAACCTGACCTGTTTCTCTATCTACCAACAACCACTTTGTTGGCACAAGTGTATTGACTGTTAAAATAACATTTTTATCTTCTTCTTTAAAACTAAAAGTATCTCTATCCATTAAATATTTCCTATTGCTTTATCCCAGTTATGAACTGCCCAATGTCCAATACCGCAGGCATCGGCAACATCATAGTCTTCTACTTTTTTATCATAGATAATGTCAAGTAGCTTTGTTGTTCTTTTCTTCCTGAATTCACGCTCATATGTCTTATACCAAGATAAAGACTTTCCAGGATTGGCTATCCTTACCTGATGTTGTTCTTCTTTAGATAGTTTCTTATTACCAAGGTAGCTTTGCCATGTTATTGGTGATACCTTGCCCACCGTTCTGATACCGCACATTGCAGCAGCACCCAACAGTGCACCTTGAACCAGAGCAAGATCTGCTGCAGTCTTTGGACTATTCATAAAAACGGTATGCTCAATGACTATGGCATCAACATCAATGAAATGATTGAAGAATGCTTTTGTTTTAATAGCAGCATCTCCAACCTTTTCATAAATATCTTTTCCTTCAAAGTTGATCTTTCCTACACTATCAAGCTTTCCAGATATGTATATGGCAAAAGCAAGACTATTTGTGCTTGCATCAATAGCGCATAGTCTTTCTGGCTTAGTCTTGTTCATAGTCAAAAAACCCCTTTATTTCTTTTAACATTTTAGCAACTGCTTTTTCACTAACATTACAGTTAGAGCAAAATCCTGAATCATTGTATATTGATAACTGTAGACCGCAACCACCAAGGCATCTTCTTATTTTACCAAGGCGCTTCTGTCTTTTTGTTACTTGATATCTTTCAGCAATCTTTTCTTTTGTAGCAATATCTCTACACTCTTCGCTACAATAAATCTGATAACTTACTTTTGGTTTGAAATGATTTTCACATTCAAACCTATCACATCGTTTCACTCAATTCCTCCAGAGATGCAATTTTAATAACCCCTGCTTCTGTTTTATCACAGTCTGACTTAAGCGGACAGTTCTTGCAAATCTTTGAGTTTGCTCTATAGTTCTTCATAGGAAGTTGTTTTTCTTCCCATGCCTTACGAACTACTCTCATCCATTCAAATGCCTGATCTATCCAATTAATATAGTTTTCATTAATCTGAACTGGTATAGCAAGTAGTTCATGGTTATTTTTATTTTCATAAACCAATACGCCTCTTGCTTTTTTGAGCACCTTCATGTAAATAAGTAACTGAATTACGTGACCAATTTTTGGTTTATTTGTTTTCTTTCTATATTCAAAAACTGTTTCATTGGTTGTTTTTACTTCAACCACAACTTCTTCATCTTGCCACTTTACTAGACCATCTACCTTGCCATAAATTGGAGGATCTGATTCTCTCAAGTCAAACTCTGTATCAATAAGAATTCCAGAGCCAGCAAAAGCTTTTCCTAAAATACGATCATGTGAAATAATTCCATTAGTCATGTTGGCTACATCATATGGAGTATTGTTATCTTCAAAATTAGCACCAGAAAATGCTAGATACCAATACCTAGGGCATTCTCCATGTCCATATGCAATAGTAGATGGACTAAATGTTTTCTTAGTCTGAAACTTTGTACCACGATCTGCAAGATACCCATTTTGAATTGTCTCAACAAATTTTCCAGTTTCAAATGGATCATTGTCTTCATTAGGCTTAAGCATAATTTCTTTTAGTAAATTTTTTGTCATTATATTCCTTTGTTTATATAAGTATAGCAGGTTTAGCGCATTATGTATTTGAGTGCTGATACCAGATCATTGATTGCTTCTGCTGCTGTATAGTAAATGTTCTTCTTTGCTCTATCGCTTTTGTCTACATTGGTCAACCAAGTAGCCTTAAATGACATTTTTGCTGCTATGGCCTGAAGTCTTACTATCTCTAGGCTTGCTACATGAGGAGGAATATCTGGCTTAATAATAAGTTTGGCAATCATGGTAAGGGCAATTGTCAATTCTTCGTCTTTCATATAATCTGCAATTTCTGCTAAACCATTAACCATATCTATGGTTGTCTTTTCTTGTTCATTTTGCTGTGTCATTTTCATACCCTTCTGTTAATTGCTCAAGCATTTCTACTTCTATTACTGCCAGCCTTACCTTGGCATTACCTTCGCCAAGAACTAAGAATATTGCTGGATCATTACCATTTCTAAGAGCATCTGTTACTGCTTTAGCCCAAATATCTTTATTTACTGTAATGCCTTTTGGGTATTCTTTGAAGTCAACAGTAAAGTTTCTCCAGGTTGCGTCCCCTTTGTGAGTATTTCTGCCAGAGTTTTTATGTTGCTTGGCACCAATCCTCTTGCTTTCTCCTCTTTCACTCATTGTCAAAATCCTTCTTTTTCTTTTTCTTGGCAACAAGTTCTACTCTAGATATATGCCTATTAGTACACATCCATGTTGCATCTCCACTTTCACGCCAAAGCCTTGCTTCTGTAACATCCTGTTTACATTTTTGACAAATAAACTTTCCTTGAAAAGAGAAAAACTTTTCTTCAGCCATTAGATAGTTTTTTCTTTAAAGAATCTTGCAAGTCAAGATCTTCTCTAACTCTATTAATAAAGCCTTCTCTTCCTTGTACTTTTGTACCATCTTCAAGTTGATACCATGCACCAGTACGGGTGACAAGGCCAGCAAGCTCTGCAGTATCTACAAGATCACCAATGGTATCAATACCAAGACTGTCGCCTCTAAAATAAAAATCATACTCTCCATTTTGAAAACCAGGAGATGTTTTAGAGAACTGTAGTTCCCAACGAACTTTTCTACCAATCTTTTCTTCAATAAGTTTATCTCCAACTTGAATCTTGCCCTTAATAGCCTGATTGTCAGACTCTGAAGAAAATAGCTTAATTACTGTTGATGAATAAAATTTAGTAGCCTGACCGCCAGTAGGTTGCTGACTTGTATACATTGCACTAATGTTGTTTCTTGATTGTGATATTAATACAAACAGTGTTGGCTTTACTTTGTTGTTAGCATAGTTGATCATCTTCCATGCATTGCTAAAGTCACGAGACTCGGCACCAATTTGTTTTGTATTTTCAAGTTGCTTAAGTTCATCTGAATCTTTTTCAAAGTAGATTGCTGGCAGAAGTGAAGTAATACTATCAACAACAACCATATCAATACCAGCATTCATTAGGCTAGTTCCAATATCTACCATCTCATTAATAGTTCTGCATTGAGATACTATTAGTTTTGATGTGTCTACCCCAAGGCTTTCTGCCCACTTCTTATCGTATGACATTTCTGCATCAATCCAAGCACAGATCTTTCCTTCCTTCTGTGCCAGACCTATCATCTGAAGGCATAGAGAGGACTTTGCAGACGATTTGGAGCCCCAAATGAGTACCTGCCTACCATAAGGAAGACCACCGTTTAGAGCCTTGTTTAAGCCAAAGCTTGGTGTTGCAGCATACTCTGTTGCTGGAATTGTATTTCCAGCCATGACTGTCTTTCTTAGTTTTGGATTTAGCTGTGCTAATACATCTTCTATTGTTACTACCATTAGAATCTTACCCCATGCTTTTCTGGACGAGTCTTATTAAACTCTACCTTTTCTATTAGTGCATGATCTAATGAAAGCTTTGTATACCCTGCGTTTACCACTCCAGCATAAAGATCTAGTGTGCGAATAATAATATCTGCAAATTCTTTTGTAATTTCTTCCTCGCCCTTATCTTTACGAATTGCTTCCATAACCTCAGTTACTTCTGAAACAATCATCATACATTGCTTAGTAATAAATATATCATCAACATCTTCTTCTGGTGGCCAGAATCCTTTGTTGATTGCATCTTTATGTAATTCATCTGCTAACTGATCAAGCATTTTCCACCTCATCCATTATAACGGTACCATCCTTTGTCTTTCCAAACTTAAACTTATACACGTTGCCCTCCTCAATAGTCATATATGCTCTAGCAAATGCTGTTGGAAACACAGTAATTGCATGTAGTTCTCTGCCAGAATCTGCAAGTGTAAGAGATGCCATCTTTTTACCAGTCTTTGTTATCCGTGGTTTAAAAGATACTACAAAGTGTTCACCTTCTTTAAATGGCAACATCTTATAGTTTAAGAACTTAACAAGTGCATCTTTTGATTCTTTAACTTCGTCTGCTGGAACTGCTGACACAATTCTATTATCATTGACTAAAGCAATATATGTTCTGCCAGCTTCAATAGTTGTATTTTCATCATCAAAAATACCAACAGATCCTGTCTTATCTAACAACTCTACTCTAGACCAACCCTTACTTCTCTTAATTGATTTTATCATACCCATCAAGATGAAGGCACCCTTTTCTTCATACTCTTCTACATCATTTAAATATGCATAATAATGTTGTGGAATAGAAGTATTAAACTCAGGAAGGTTTAAATACTCATAAAGGTTTTCTTTTACTTCTTGTTGATTAGCTGGATTGTCTGGAAATGTTAGCGCACCTATTGCTCTCATAGAGTTAAGTGCACGACTATTTACTCCATTTCCTTTTGTAAATGTGAACTCTTCAACTTCTTTATACGAAGCAAATGGTCGTGCTCCAATATATCTTTCAGCAATTTTGTCGGAGATGAACTTGATAGCACTGAGTCCAAACCGAATACCCTTACCCTCAATTTTAAAATCCATATCCGAATCGTTAATGTGAGGTAACTTAACACTAATGCCCATTCTTTTTGCTTCAATAAGATATTCAGTTCTTGCATCTTTATCCTTTTCATTTTTAAGAAGTGCAAACATAAACTCCAGAGGGTAGTGGTACTTTAACCACGCCGTCCAATACGAGAGCGTAGAGTAAGCAACCGCATGAGACTTGTTGAACGAGTATCCCGCATGTGCTTCAAAGTCATGCCATAAATCAAGAGCCTGATTGGGAGCAATATAGGCAGAAGCACCTTTGATAAACCTGTCTTTGAACTCATCAAAATCTTTAGCATCCTTTTTCTTTCCAATGATCTTTCTAACTTTATCTGCTTCCGACATGGACATACCGCCAAGTTGTACGCATGTTTGCATAACTTGTTCTTGGTAAAGAATGCAGCCATAAGTATCCTCCGTAAACTGTTTTAGAATAGTATGAGTATAGTCTATATTTTGACGACCATGCTTACGTGCAACATAGTCTTTTCCAATAGTGTTCATCGCTCCAGGACGAACAAGAGCATTTGATGCTGCTAGTTCTGATAGGTTCTTTACACCCATTTTAATCAAGAGATTAGTATATGGTGCAGCCTCACACTGGAATACACCCTTAGTATATCCATCTGAAAGCATCTGATAAACATTTTTATCATCCATATCAATCTCTAGTAGATTAATCTTCTTCTTATCTCGCTCTTCAATAATATCTAATGTATTCTTAAGCACACTAAGAGTCTTTAACCCAAGTGCATCAATTTTAATTAAGCCGATTTTTTCAGCCTCTTCCATGTCAACAGCAACAACAGGAATTCTAGAATCGCTTCCAGTAACAGATCTTGTTTCTAGTGGTGCGTATTTGAAGATAGGCTCCTTGCTAGTTACAACACCAGCAGCATGAATTCCAG